GACCGGCGACCGGAAGCTACTCCTGGAGCGGTTCGACCGGGACTATTGCCCGCAGAGCCGCAGCAAGCAGGAGCACAGCGGCGGGATCGGCGTAGATTTGCATGGGATGAGCGACGATGAACTGGAGCGTTTTATCGAAGCCACTGCCACTGAGCAACCAACAACGGCTGAAGATACTGGCGGCCCGGTGGGAGCAGGCCCGGCGCAACCCTGAGGAGTTCCTGCGATGGTTCGTCTGGACGATGGACGCGCACGACAAGGCCCGGCCGGTCAAGCGTTTTCCGTGGGAGCGTCCGCACCTTCGAGCCGTTACTCAACTGTGGCTGCACAACCCGCTCCTCTCAATCTGCAAGTCCAGACAAATGTTGATGACGTGGCTATTCGCGGCCCTGTGCCTCTGGGATGCCCTGCACCCCGGCCAGTTCATTGTGATGCAGAGCAAGCGCCTCGACGACGCAATCGGCAACGAGGCGGTCGGGGATGGGCCGCTCGGGCGGGCAAAATTCATTCTGCATCACATACCCGGCCAGGCCATGCTGGGCCTCGTCGAGGGGTGGGATTACGTCTGTACATCGGCCGAGATCACCTTTCCGCGGCTCAATTCGGCGATCCTGGCCATGCCCCAGGGCGGCAACATCGTGCGGCAGCGCACGCCATCGGGCATTCTGTCGGACGAGAGCCAATACCAGGAGGAGTTCGAGGCAGCCTACACGGCGGCGAGACCGTGCATCAGAGGGGGCGGGTGGTTTGTTTCATTGTCCACGGCGAATCCAGGAGCAGCCAACGACCTGCACAATGACAAACTGGGTGATCGTTAATATGAGCACCAATAAGACACCTAGCCAGCGTTTCAAGGAAAAGGTCCGGTTTGGGCCTATGGATCAATGCTGGGAGTGGGTCGGCAGTAAGATGCGGCTTGGATACGGCATGTTCTCTGTGAACGGGAAGAACCGGCTGGCTCATCGTGTTGCGTGGGAAATGGTTGCGGGGGAGATACCACCTGGCCAGTGCGTCCTACACCGATGCGACAACCCCGGATGCGTGAACCCTGCCCATCTGTTCCTCGGTACGCAACAGGACAACATCCGTGACCGCGACCAGAAGGGCCGGCAGAGAGGCCCGCTTGGCGAGAAACAGCACTTATCAAAGCTCGACGAGTCTGGCGTGCGACATATTCGCCGCGTTCACCGCTATGGCATTGCCACGCACCGACAACTCGCTGAAACATACGGCGTTTCTGATTCAACTATAACCGATATTATTCAACGGCGCACATGGAGGCATGTGGCTTGATCGCGGTCCAGGACAACTGGGTTATTGATTCGCCAAACTCCACGGTGATATTGCCGGGGAATCGCCATGATATCGGCCTGATAGTCCGAAAGAATCAGTCTGGCTTTGTGGCTGTTGACTTGGGTATGGGAGCCGACCCTGAAACATTCACCGACGCGCTTGTTTTGTCCGAGCGGATGGGCATGGGCGGGCGGGTGCTGCCTGACGGGACAGTTCGTGATAGTTGGAGATTCAGAAAAGAGTACAAACGCGACGCCACCGCCGCTTCCGGCCAGCCCGTCTTTGAGCCTGAATGGCTTGACTGGCAGCAACCGCACCTTGCGGAACCCGCGTACCGTATGGACCTGGACCTGACCCCCGCCGAGTTGAGCTACCAGCAGGCCCGGCTGGGCCTGCCGGAGGGCTTCCGGCTGCCCAATGTGGCGGAACCCTACGCCGTGGGCGTCAGCCGGGACGTCGCCGGTCTTGTGGTGCTGGGGGCCTCGTTCTGGACCTGGACGGTTGATGACCGCCGGCGGGAGCTTCGGCAGTGGCTGGTCCGCAAGGCCAACGGCCGGGTTGCCGTCTGGATTGATCCCGCCTCGCGGCCCGTGGGCCTGCCGGACGGCCTGGAATCGGCGGTGCGGACGTTTGCCGCTGGCGCCGACGTGGGCGAGGGCGTGCAGCAGTCCGAGACTACGTGCGTAGTCCTGACCGGCGACACGCGGGAGCAGGCGGCCGAGTTCGGCTCCAGCCGGATCACGCCCGGCGATTTCGGGGTGCTGATGGCGGCGATGTGCAGGCACTTCAACGACGCCCTGGCGGTGCCGGTGCGGAAGATGCACGGGATAACGACGATCAGGGCAATGTTGGAGGAGGGCGGGTACGGGCGAATCTGGCACGAGCGGCGCAGTGAGCGGGCAATCGAGACGCGGGCCGAGGCCCTGGGCTGGGCCAAGGGCGAGACTTCGGATGACCTGTTGTTTGGCCGGTGGGTTACGGCAGTGAAGGAGCATCGGGTAACGATTCACTCGGCGACACTCTGGCAGCAGCTTGGCCAGTACATTTACGACGACCAGGGCCGGATATGTATGGGTAGTCTGGCTTGGTTATCCGTTGAGGAGCGTAAGCGCCATGGCGACCGCGCGGTAGCCGCGGCGTTGGCGTGGCTCGGCGTGATGGACCTGCCGAAGTGGCGAGAGGAGAAGCCCACAGACAACGCGCCCATGTACAGTTTGAACTGGCGGCGTGATCAGCGCGGCGATACTGAGGCGGCGCGCGTCAAGGTAGCGTGGTACAACCGATGACGCAGGAGAACCAATGTTCATAAACGATCTATTGCAGGGCGGATCAGTGCCGGGAGGCACTCTGTCTGCCGGTAAGGTGGTGGATGTTGGCAATGGGCAATGGGAGATGCGATTCATCTACACGTTGGATAAGCCATCGTCGTATGTTGATCTTGCCATGCACATAGCTATGGCCGTCAACAAACTTGTCCCCTTACCCGACCTGGCCAGAATGGCTCAGGCTATCAAGAATCAGCTCGAACTCGCCGCATTTGCCGAACTGAAGAAGCCGACGGCCACTCTCGAACAACGGATAGAAGCCGCCAAGTCCGGCGAGCTGATCCCTGTTACCAAGGAAGAGTTGCGGCTGATTGCTGAGAAGCAGAGGCACAATCCAGCCTGGCCGGATGTTGCTCCAGTGTGCTCGCTTTGCGGACAACGACATTAAAAATGACCGCGACGATGACACAACCCGACGCCCCCGCCTACGAGGCTCCGACGCCGACGGTCAGCACTGACCGGACCAAGTTCGCGGTGAAACTATTCCACTCGATGCGGGCGAGCGACCTTCGCTTGGCCCCATTCCGAAAGCGGCGGGTGGCGTTCATTAAGGCGTTTGCTGGCCCGTACTACGGGACTGTGGGCCCGCCCAAGGCCGAGCAGCCGTTAAACAGCATATTCTCCTTCGTTCGGTCGATCAAGCCGGCCCTGAAGATGTTGAATATCCGGGCGGACGGTTCATCGGATATTCCCGTGATGCGGCGGGCGGCGAAATTGGTGGGCCTCGCCACGACTCGGGAACTTGCGGCGATGCGTGCGGCGCAGACCTACGGCGAAGTGCTGATGGATAGTTTCTTCGGGCCTGGCCTGACCAAGATAGGCATTGCCCGCGGCCCGGTGGCTGGTACGCCCGACTTCCCGGACCGGCGGCAGGACCCTGACCGGGTTTTCTGGCGGCGGATCAGCCCTGATGACTGGATACTCGACCCGCGTTGCCGTCGGCGGGAGGAGGCATTGTTAGAGGGCGATAAGTACGTCATTTGCCGGGACGATGCCCGCGCCCACGGGTATGCACGGGATATTCTGGACAAGTTGGACGAGTTGCGGACCAAGAAACTGGCGGATGGCAAGGCGCGCAGCCTGTCCGGCCCCGGCGGGACTGACGATGATCCCTTGTATATCGAGTACCAATTCGCGGATGTGTGGCTTCCTCGCGAGGACGTGGTAGTCACGATGCCGGCCGAGGACGGCGCCGAGTCGTTCGGCTTCCTCGACGAGGTTGAATGGGATGGGCCCGAGGGCGGCCCATACGACATGCTGACCATTGGCGAGCTTCCGCCGGATAACCCGTTGCCGGTGACGCCGGTCGAACAGATACTCGACCTGCACGAGGCGCAGAACGTGCTTGCCCGTAAGGTCAAGGAGCAGGCTGAGGCGGCGAAGAGCAATTGGGGTTACGGGGTTCAGAATGAGGCCGACGCGAAGCGGCTGAGCAGTGCGGCAACGCACACGATGGTGCCGATGCTGGACCCCAAGGCGATTCAGGAGTTCACATTCCCCGGCCCGTCGCGGG